AGGATTAGATGAGGTGGATGAAGTATAAATGCCATTAATTGGAATTTGACTTGTTGCAGCTAATGTTTCAATAGCTGATTGTACATTGGGTGCTTCACTATTATAATGTGAATAATGTTGTTGTAAAATAGAGTCATTAGATGAATAATCACCTAATGTAATTCCCTGATAAAAAGAATCAGTAAAAATATATTGTTCTAATTTGGTATCATCAGCTTTATCAGTTGCCGATTTAACCGTTTGTTTATTTCTAGACATTTATGCTACCCTCACCCATTTATATGTCGTTATCGAAGGTTGAAGTACTGAAACTTCATTTTGTAGTTGGCCTATACTATTTATAGTAAGATTTTCTTCTCTTAAGTAAGTAGTATCAGTTGTTGAGTCTGGGTCTAATAAACAGCCATCATTTATTGTTACAGTTGCTAAGTTTGCGCTTGATTGAGTTAAACCAACTTGGTCAGTTTCTATTGATGGGATATTAGTTTCATCTAAAAGAACACCTTCATCACCAAATAAACCACCTGCAATTGGAGTACCTATTTGAGGATTATTATGAAAAATATTTAAAATATCATTACTATAACCAACAGTTACTTTACCTTCACCAAATGGTTCCCATACACCAAAACCCATATAGTCATTTGGATTATTAGGATTATTAGCGTTTTCATAAATTGTGCCAATCGGATAAATCGTATTAAACATATCAGAAACATTAGCAATACGAGTTGTAATTTCGGCTTGATCTACAATAGCAGTAGTTGCACCAGGATTAGAAGTGTCTGAATATTCTAATCTGTTTTTAACATTGAAAACTTGGTCAGATTTAACAAAGTTGTCTGTAACTAATTCATTAATACCGCCAGGACCATCCCAATCTAAGTTAGAACCAACATTATTATTAAACCATTCTAGTGTTAATATATCTCCACTATTTAAATAGCCTGTACTTGAAAAGACTATAGTGTTATAAGCATATTTTCCTAGTTCTGGTATTTCAGTACGTTCTACAGTATAATCATATGATTTTAATGGGTTAACTGTATTTTCATCATAGTCAATAAAATTTTCGCCAACAAGTAGTTTACCATTTATTAAAACCTTTAATGAACCTGGATTAAAGAATGAAGTTATAGGTAATCCTAAATCTTGTAATGAAACCGTATCTACAGTTGTTAAATCCAATTTTACTATAGATGCATCATCATATTCTGATAGTTCACCAATATTTTCTATAATAAATGATTTAGAAATATACGTTGAAGTATATACATCAGGGTTTTCTAAAAGTGATTTAACTATAACAGTATCATCTTCATTGGCAGGTTGTACTAATTTAATAGTTTTACCATCCAATCTAGCAATACCTAAATCCAAATCGCCTTCCGCAGTACCTACAATAATGCTTGGATTTTCTGCAGTTGGAATAGAACCATAATCTGAAGTTATTGTAGGTGTTCCATTAACATCAGTACCTCTTGTTAACAAGTTACCTTTTCGAAATACTTCAACTGTATTAATATCGTATATATAACCCTCATAATCAGTATTTAAATCCCATTGATATAAACCTTGTGGCGTATTGGTATTAGTTGCGGTTATTTCAACAGAATTTTCTACTGCTCGGTTTGCATTGCTAATTTTATCAATATATTTTGAATCAACATATTGCCAGTCATTAGTACCAGTATATACAAATTCTAAATCCTTATAAGATTGACTAAAAGTTACAGTATTAACTGAAGTTTTTATAGTATTGTTAGATGTTAAACCTGGACTAACGGAAACAGCATTTAAACCTTCACCAAAACCCCATGATTTGTTTACATCTCGAATTTTTACAGTTTTACCAACATCAGCAGGTGCAGTTGCATTAGGTAAATATAAAACCACGTTAATATTTGTTGCATCAATACTAATTTGGTCACCAAAGTTTAAAGTTAATTCATTTTCTGAACTATCAGCTGGTGAGAATGTTTGCCAATAGCCTGATGCGTGGATATTAGTAGAATCACCTAGGTTATCATATATTTCTTCAAAGTTGGAATTAATTTTAATTCCGCCTTTTCGCATATAGTCACCTGTGCCATCATCGACTACAGCACCAATATCTATGGATTGTTTAGACATTTTATTTAAAACTCCTTATTAAATTACATTAATAGCATTCAGAGAAACACTTAATGTATTCGGCGATACTATATTAGAGGTTATAGCAATTGCAGCTACTGGTTTATTTGCTACAGTATCAATATATGCTAAGAATTCGTAATCAAAAAGGTCAGTATAGTCAGAATCATTTTCATCCCATATAACCGTTGCATATTGAGTAGACGACATTTCTTGTGGTGTACTACTAACTTTTTGTTCAGGTAAACCAAGTAATAGTATTTCTGCAGTGCTGTTTCTGACAGTATAACCTTGAGTATCAATTTCTTCAGCGTATAACAAATATTTAATAGATTTAAAAGTTCGTATATCTAATAATTGTATAATTTTTTCTTGGTTATCATCAATAAAATCACTTGTTTCAGTAGGTGAAGGCTCAAATGTATTTATGTTTCGTGTATAAACATTCCAGTTAGCATTGCCTGTAGAAGGATTATAATTAGCAATTAATGTAACTTCTTGGTCACTTTCTAAAATTAATAGTTTTTGTGTGCCAGCAACATCATTACCATCAATATATGCGCCGGTAATTGTATCACCAGCCGAAGTTTGTACTTTTACACCAACTTTACCCCATGAATTAGTTGCATCTTGCATTATGATTCGAGTACCAGAAACAGCGTAAGTACCGTCATACGTTGAAAAAGAGAATGCTTGAATAGGTGGTAAAACTAGAACTATTTCTTGTGCTAAGTCAGTAGTATCAACTGTATATAAACCGCCTGGATAAAGGTTTGTATTTTGGTCTATTAGTTGATATACGCCGCCTGGGTGTATCAACTGTTTACCTTCTTGGTTACCTGATGAGCTAACTCGTAAGTCACCTAAAGCATCGTAGATTTGGTCAAAGTTATCAGCGATTTTTACGCCACCAGCATTAACTGTATCAGCTGTACCAACTTGGCCTGGAGTACCAGTATTTAAATTGTTTTTAGTTCCTGTATTAGGATTATAAGTTGTCATATTGTAATATTATCCTTAAAATTCATTTTTGTATTTTTTTATATATATAAGATTAATATTTTAAAAAGAGAAAGTAATAGTAACTAATTCTTCTTGATATGTTGATTTATATATAGGTTGTCTATTTTCCATATATATTATTTCACCACTATTAAATTGAAGCTGATCAGCTGTATAGAAGTCATCTTGTGCAACAATACTTGGTTCATCATATAATGTTTTAACTAATATAGGATTATAAGAAATAGATAGTTGTCTAAAACCTGTACCTGCTGGGTCAGCTAATTCTGGGAATTGTGCAACTGATAATGGAATTTTAAATCTCAACAGATTAGCTTTCATGTTATAAACAGTTCTGTCTTCGGCCATATTTTCAGTTATTGCGTTTTCTAAACCCCAATATGCTGGGTCATCTTCAACATCAGATGGGAAAGGAACTGGTATGTAATCATCTGTAATATCTGAAACGACATAAGCAGGTGGGATAGTATACATATATTCCCAAGTATAACCATCATCAGTTTTAACAGCTAATCCTTTACCAGTTGGAATATCAAAAGCGCTAGGGCCAAGCCAGTCACCGCCTAAGCCAATACAAGTTTCTTTAGCATTTGCAGTATTATCTTCTTCAATGTTATCAATTGAACATTGGCCATTATCTGGTAAATCTACACATTTATATACCATAACACCGGCATCAACACCTGAGCCAGTTGAGTGGTTATAACTTGCAGTATTAGTACAAACAATGTCACCTATTTGGAACACATTGTTTAAAGATGGGTCACCCCAATCACGTCTAGGATAAATAACAACTGTATTACTTTCGTTAATTTTAACAAAACCTATAGAACGTGCCCAAACGTCAGCATAGCCTGCTGGTTCATCGTATGGATATGGTGGTGCAAAGCCAACATCATTTTCATTTGTTGCCCATGGTTCTTTACGGCCAACAACTAAATACATAGAGTTACCTATTTTGTTACCATCAACCACGTTACCATAAAAATTCAATAAGTTGTTAGTACGATAAAAACTACTAACGGTTCCTCTATAAACTACTGCCATTTGTATTCTCCAGTTTAAACTTGTATTTCTTTAATATGACTTTCATCTTCGTTAACAACTTTTTCCGAATACCATTTATATAAAATAGAATTAGGATATTTCAGATTACCTAGTCCATCTAATGGGCCACGATATTCATTGGAATAAGAATATGCTGAACTATCAAAAGACGGTGTATATGGTTTTCTTCTTTCATACGGTGTTAGCCCAAACAAAAGTGTATCTCCTGCATCAAGATTATAATCATTATCATCAGCAAAGCCTGCTTGAGTTAGCATATAATCCGATTCTTCTTGTTCAGTATAATTTGCTGGTAAATTGCTAAACTG